GTTTAATTAGGAGCATCACATGACGATGCAAACAGACGTAAAAAGCGCACATCTTAGTGATGTGGGGTCTTACTATGTAGGGCGTACTCGTTTACGTGGTTTTGTTGTAGCTCCTAAAGCCAGCACAGCAGCCACGTTTGAAATTAGAAATGGTAGTTCTACTGGCGCTATTTTATACACGATGGATATAGCGAGTCTTGGCACACCAAATACAACTTCTGTGTTAATTCCCGGAGAAGGTATTTTGGCGTCTACTGGGTTGTATTTAACATTAAGCGCAGGTTCCGTTACAGGAATCACGGTGTTCTATGGCTAAGACACCAGCATGGCAACGCAAAGAAGGGAAGAATCCGAACGGAGGCTTAAACGCCAAAGGACGGGCATCCGCAAAGAAGGAGGGGATGAATTTAAAGCCTCCCCAACCCGAGGGCGGCTCAAGAAAGAAGTCCTTTTGTGCGAGGATGGAGGGGATGAAATCGAAGTTAACTTCCGAGAAGACTGCGAAAGACCCCAACAGCAGGATCAACAAGTCACTCAGAGCATGGAAGTGTTGAAATGACTGATACACAAGAATTTAAAACAATGGCTGATGGCGCTGCAGTATCTTTGACACTTGCTGGCGCTATGGGTTGGATGACTCCTATAGTTACCTTGATTAGCGGTGTTTTGGGTATTGTTTATCTTGGTATCCGTATTTGGGAAACCGATACGGTTAAAGTTTGGAGAAAACCAGATGCCTAGTACTAGCAAAAAACAGCACAACTTTATGGCAGCGATCGCGCACAACCCTGCGTTTGCCAAAAAAGTAGGAATTCCGCAAAGTGTTGGTAAAGATTTTGACGAAGCGGATAAAGGCAAGAAGTTTGGTTTTGGTGGGATGGCCCGCCCCGACCTTCAAAAAGTTAATAAACCCACGACACTTCACGGCAAGATGTCAATAATGAAAGGTGGCGGTATGGCTAAGAGCGATATGAAAGAAGACATGGCAATGGACAAGAAACAGGACGTTGCTATGATTAAAAAGGCTTTTAAACAGCATGATATGCAAGAGCACAAAGGCGGTAAAGGTACAACCTTGAAGCTGTCTAGTGGTGGTTCTGCTTCCTCCCGTGCTGATGGTTGTGCTACAAAAGGCAAAACCAAAGGTACGATGATTAAAATGAATATGGGCGGAATGTCCTGTTAAGGAGTAATCATGGCTAAAAAAGAAGCTGGCGCAGGACGTGGGTTTATTAACCCACAACGCACTGATGAACGCGACGAAGATTATGTCACGCCCGCAAAGCATTATGAGATGCGTAAAGAGCAACTTGAAGCTAAAGGTGCCGCTGCTAACGAAAGAGGGTACGATATTTCCTCACGTGCTAGCATGAACGATCTAATGAAGAAGAAAAAGGGCGGCATGGCAAAAATGGCTTCTGGTGGTGTAACCGCTTCCCGTCGCGCCGACGGTATTGCTCAACGGGGTAAAACCCGTGGAAAGATGTGCTGAACTATGATGGCATCCCGAGGAATGGGTGATATTAACCCAAGCAAAATGCCCAAAGGTATGCGTAAAGCCCGCCGGGATGATACTGATTTCACCCAATATGCTGAAGGTGGCAAAGTAAATGCGGCTGGCAATTACACTAAACCCGAAATGCGTAAACGAATTGTGGCGCAAGTAAAAGCTGCAGCCACTCAAGGTACAGGCGCTGGACAATGGTCAGCCCGTAAAGCCCAGTTAGTTGCCAAGAAGTACAAAGCGGCAGGTGGAGGTTATAGAGATTGAAAGCACCGCAGCAATCCCTCAAAAACTGGGGCGACCAGAAATGGCGTACCAAGAGTGGAAAGCCGTCTAGTAAAACAGGCGAACGGTATTTACCCGAAGCGGCAATTAAGTCTTTATCCCCCGCAGAATACGCGGCTACAACCCGTGCCAAACGTGCAGGTAAAGCGGCAGGTAAACAGTTTGTAGCGCAACCTAAAACAATTGCAAAGAAAACAGCAGGATTTAGATAATGAGTACTTCTGGAGTCGCATCGTTTAATCTAGACCTCACGGAAATTGTTGAGGAAGCATTTGAACGTGCTGGTTCAGAATTGCGTACGGGTTATGATCTTCGTACAGCTCGTCGGTCACTTAATCTGTTATTTGCAGATTGGGCTAATCGTGGCGTCAATATGTGGACATTTGAGCAGGGTACGCTTACCTTTACTCAAGGCTTAGCTACTTACGCATTGCCAGACGATACAGTTGATTTGTTGGAGCATGTGATTCGTACAGGTAGCGGCAATGTCGCCACACAATCTGATCTAACAATTACCCGTATTAGTGTTTCTACCTATGCCACGATCCCCAATAAACTTCAGCAAGCCCGCCCAATTCAAGTGTGGTTTCAGCGTTTAGATGGGCAAACTTCTTCGATAGGGACCACATTAAATGGTGGAATATCTGCTACAGACACAACAATCACACTGACCTCTGCCTTAGGGTTACCCACTACTGGGTTTATTTTGATCGGCACAGAGACAGTACAATATGGCTACATCAGCGGAAATCAGTTAATGAACTGTTTCCGTGGCCAAAATAACACAACAGCAGCGGCCCATTCGACTGGTACTACTGTATATCAACAAAACTTGCCATCCGTAACTGTTTGGCCGACTCCCGATGGATCACAAACGTACCAATTTGTTTACTGGCGTATGCGTCGTATTGACGATGCAGGTGGCGGCGCTAGGACTATGGATGTACCTTTCCGTTTCTTACCCTGCTTGGTTGCTGGACTCGCCTACTATCTTGCGCTTAAGGTAGAAAATGGCGCTCAGCGTCTGGAAGTCTTAAAAGCCCAGTATGACGAGGCTTGGCAGTTAGCCGCCGGGGAAGATCAAGAACACGCTTCATTGCGCTTTGTACCGAGGCAAATGTTTATTGGTGGAGGCACCTAATGGGTAATCGGTTTGCTTCCGGTAAAAACAGTATCGCCATGTGCGATCGCTGTGGCTTTCAATTCAAATTGAAAGCATTACGTAAGGAAGTTATTAAAACCAAAACGTACAACTTGCTTGTATGCAGCCAGTGTTGGGACCCTGACCAACCGCAGCTACAGCTAGGTATGTACCCAGTAGATGATCCACAAGCTGTGCGGGAACCACGTAGAGATACAACATACTACACAGCGGGCGCAAATGGTCTCCAGATCGTTAATTCAACAAGTACGGCACAAGATGCAGCCGGGTTTGTTACAGGCGGTTCTAGGGACATTCAATGGGGTTGGGCACCGGTTGGTGGAGCTAGTCAATTTGATGCGCCGTTAACACCAAATTACTTGGTGGCAACGGCATATGTTGGTACAGTTACGGTAACAGTTACATAGGAGCTAAAAATGGGATTTAAAAAAGCAGCAGATGGTATTACCAAATCAGGCAAAACTAAGGGAACAAACCTTGGTGATAGTGGCCCTTCTATTGGCATTGAAAGCGGTGCCAAAGGCGGTAAAGGTAAAGGCGGTAAGACCGACGCAGACATGTTAAAAATGGGCCGTAATTTGGCCAAAGTTGCTAACCAAAAGCGAGGTTAATCATGGCTAAATTCAGCAAAAAAATGATGGGTAAAGAAGTTGGCAGTGCTTCAACTTATGCTGCGCCACACAAAATGAATGGTAAGGCTTTAGTGATGTCAGAAAATCCCGGTAAGGACTCCAGCATTAGTAGCACCACAACCATGAAGATGAGTGTTGGTAACTACAATAATGGCCAAAATGAAACTAAAACAGACGGCATCAAGATTCGTGGCACAGGTGCTGCGACTAAAGGTGTTATGGCAAGGGGCCCGATGGCATGAATTACGCACAGCTCAGCGCTACGCTAAGTAACTACACGGAAAACACGGAAGCCAATTTCTTGGCTGAGATTCCTGTTTTTGTGCAGCAGGCTGAGCAACGTATATACAACACGGTTCAATTCCCATCGTTGCGTAAAAACATGACTGGGGATATTACAACGCAGACCAAGTATTTGTCGGCTCCTCCTGATTTTTTGGCGGTGTATTCACTGGCCATATATCCTGTTGGTGGTGGAGACTATGAGTATTTGTTGAACAAAGATGTTAACTTTATTCGTCAGGCGTATCCAAACGCAACAGACTACGGTACACCCCGTTACTATGCGTTGTTTGGTCCTACTGTAACAAGCGGCACTATCACTAACGAGTTGAGTTTTATTCTTGGCCCAACGCCAGATACAGCGTATAAAGCGGAGCTACACTATTACTATTATCCTGAGTCAATTGTCCAAACCCCAGTAGCAACATTGGGAACAATTACAGGCGGAAGTTCTTACACAAATGGCACATATTTAAACGTGTCTTTGACTGGCGGTTCTGGTGTAGGGGCAGTTGCCAGTATCACGGTTTCTGGTGGTGCAATTACTTCTGTAACTTTGACCCAAGGTGGTGCTGGGTATGTTGTAGGCAACACATTAAGTGCTGCTGCATCCACAATTGGCGGTACAGGCGCGGGGTTTTCCGTTCCAGTTGCTACCGTTGGCAATGCACTTGGAACATCTTGGTTAGGGGATAATTTTGATTCTGTGCTTTTGTATGGCTCCTTGGTCGAAGCTTACACCTACATGAAGGGCGAGCAAGACATGATGCAGTTGTATAACACTAAGTATCAAGAAGCACTTGCATTGGCTAAACGTTTGGGCGATGGTATGGAGCGTCAAGACGCTTATCGTTCTGGTCAGTTCCGTCAGAAAGTAACTTGATATGCCCATAGTTCAAACGCAGACCACCAGCTTTAAAGCGCAGTTGTACCAAGGCATCCATGATCTGACAACAGATGTTATTAAAATTGCTTTGTACACGGCTAATGCTGATTTGAACGCAGATACGACTGTATATGACTCAACCAATGAAGTTCCAGCTACGGGTACGTATCCGTCTGGCGGGTCTCAATTAACACCAATTACTGTTAGTACTTCAGGATATACAGCATATGTAAGTTTTCCCAATATTTCTTGGAATGCTGCGATTACGGCCAGATGTGCTTTAATCTACAATGCGAGTAAAGGGAACAAATCAGTTGCTGTATTAGATTTTGGTTCTGACAAAACTTCTACAACTACATTTACCGTAACTATGCCAGTCAATGGCGCAACTACTTCGTTAATAAGAAGTTCAAACTAGGAGTTAACATGACTATCGAGAAACTTAAAGCCACTGACCATGTTTTTAGTGGTCTTATTGCGGGCACTAAATCAACCGAACAGGCTCAAGCCACAGGTGTTTATTACATTGAATGCCATGACAAAGATGGCAACTTGAAATGGACTGCTGAGTCTAGAAACTTAGTTGTTAATGTGGGTCTTCAATACATGGCTGGCTCAGCTTTGACTTCAGTTACCCAGATTACCACCTGGTACATTGGTTTATATGGTGCTGCTGCTTCTAATAACCCTGCCGCTGGGGACACAATGGCCTCCCATGCTGGTTGGACAGAAGTTGTGCCTTACAGCAATGCCACCCGTGTAACCGCTACGTTTGCGACAGCAACAACAGCTAACCCTTCTGTGGTAACAAACTCGGCTTCTCCTGCAACATTCAACATTAACGCATCAGCAACTGTTGGAGGTGCTTTTTTGACAAGCAATAACACCAAGAGCGGTACAACTGGAACCTTGTTCTCTGCTGCTGACTTTGGTTCACCCGGTGATCGTTCTGTGGTTTCTGGTGACGTTTTGTCTGTGACTTATACATTCAGTCTTGCTGGTTGATTAAATGGCTGAAGGTGGCTGGGGTTCTGGTTCATGGGGTCAGGCTGCTTGGGGTGCGTCAGTCTATGACCGGAGTGTTGCTGAAACTTCGACAGGGACAGACGCCGACTCATCCGCTGTAACCTTTGGGGCGGCAGTTAGTGAAACGGCGACTGGCTCAGATGCAATCAGTGCGACACCTACGATTAACGTAGCGGTCAGCGAAACCAGCACGGCATCTGATGCAGTATCAAGCAGTTTTATATTTAATGTCTCTGTTAGCGAAACGGCCACTGGCTCAGATGCAATTAGTTCGGCAGCCACTTTTGGGGCATCGGTTTCTGAAACAGGTACAGGTACGGACAGCACTGCGGCGGCATTGACTTTTGGAGTAGCTGTTAGTGAAACAGCAACAGGTTCAGATGCTATAAGTGCTCTGGCAACATTTGGTTCTGCGATTAGTGAGACAGGTACTGGGTCTGATGCTATTAGTGCGCAAACTACGTTTGGTTCTGCTGTTAGCGAAAGTGCTACGGGTTCAGACGCAATAAGCGCTACCCCCACATATGGAGTGGCTGTTAGTGAAACGGCGACAGGATCGGATGCAACATCAGCGTTTGCCAACTTTTTAAGTCAAATTCTTGAAAGTGCAACTGGAACCGACACACTTTCATCGGCGTTTACCTTTTTGGTCAATGTGGCGGAATCAGCCACGGGATCGGACGCAATAGCGGGCAATTTCATAATTGGGGTATCGATTGATGAATCGGCCACTAGCTCAGACGCAATTAGTACAAATGCTACATTTGCAGGAGATGTGGCTGAAACGGCGACAGGGACAGATACAAATTCAGCGGCGGCGGCTTTTGTAGCTTTAATCACGGAATCGGCCACGGTAACAGATACAATAAATGCAAAACCTTTATGGGAATTAGTTGATGACA